GAAGCGGAATGACAAACTTCATAAGATTTAAAATTTCCTATTTTATAATTTTTTGCTTGGGGTGGACCGTTGTCTTCATCAAGAGTAACCAATGGCTCATAAAGTCTGTTGTCTTTTACAACAATAGACGAAATGTTAGGAAACCCTGCATCTGTAACTCTCCATTTAATAGTGTCATAAGATTTTACCACTACATTGTCAGAATTACGTTTACCTGTTATTATCCATTCTGTACATACATAATTTAAACCTTTAATATCATCTAATTGATTTTGTAATGAATCTATTTCTAAAGGAACATTGTCAGGGGTTATTTTAAATATTCTATAATATCCATTTGTAGACTCGTATGAGTAAACTACATTACTATTTAAATCAGATTTTATGAAAATAGAACCATTGGCACTTAAATCTCCTATAACCTTTAATGTTTTCCACTCTACCCCATTAGACGATTGAATTATTTCATATTTAATGGCATTGCTATCAGTAGAATCTTTTAGAAATGCTGTTATACCTAATTTTGTATAAACCATATTCTGTATAATTCTATCAGTACCTAATTTAACTGTGATAGTATTAATCGGGACTCGGTCCCCGAGGTCTTGGCGTTCAGGACCGGAATTATGAGATGTTATTGTTACTATACCACAAAAACTACCCGTGCTTTCTTCATTTTTTCCAAAAAGAATATCTCTGCTACCGTCAGAAATAGCACCTAAAAAGGTGTATTTGATATCATTTAGTGTCGGAGTTGTAGAAGGATTCCACAAACCTGTAAGATCATAAAGCCCGAAATAAGTATCGCTTATTTTTTCATTTGTATCGTGGTAGTAAGGAGTTATCCTATGAAATGTAACGTAGTGACCCTGCTCCCAGTCGTCGTAAGGAGGGTATCCTAATACTGGTAGAGGCCAATATTCCTGGGAAAACCCGAACCAATTAGGGATAGTCATCAAAACATAACTAACGTTATTATTTGTAAAGGCGGGTGCGCCGGCGGACGCCTTGTGCATATCCATCCCCGACGTCGGCCCATCGACAGATATCATAACAGTATTTGGAGGAACTGACATCAATACTTTACAATCTTCTTGATCTGTTGAATAAACTGTAACGTAATCTACTAATACTGAATTAAATTGAATCCTGTTAAGTTGACGATTATCAGGATATGTATATACTCTAATTGGGTGCCACGTTTCACCATCGTCAATAGATCTGAATACAAATTGTCTATATTTATGATTTTCAGGCCTATCTGTCTGGGGATCACTCCCCTCTAATATAGTAGATTGTATGCCCTGCTGACCTATAGCCGTCCATGCACCAGTGTCATTTGTATGAAGTTTTGAAACTTTTGGCATGAAGTATTTAAAATTTGGGTCGATCACCGTGAAGTCAATCTCGGTCGTGATGGGCGGCACATAAACTCCTAAATCATAATCCTCAGGGCTACCATCAGTTTTGACTGCCGCCGTCGGGCGTGTGTATGGTGGGTCCAATTCAGTGGATGTGTTATTTGCTGCTGATGTTGAACCATAGTAGAAATTAACGTGTTTCCACGTTTCACCGTTGTCGTAGCTTCTTATGATTAAACCTGATGTATCTAAACCTAACATCGTGTTATATCTAGTTCCACATGACAAAAGAGTTTTCTGTGTTCCATTATCATTTATACTTAAAATTGAAGACACTTCTCGCGCGGAATCATAATCTTCCTCTCGCGCCGCATGGAAAAAAGCATCATGTATCATATCAAACTTTAAGTCGGTAATAGTATATCTCAGAGCGGCATACGGATGATTTTTTAATATATGAGAGGTATTTATATTAGGTTCACCATATTTTTTTCCCGATACAATAAATCCACCTCCAGGTCTATAATTTAATGTATTTACTGTTACATAAAGTGTGTAAAGCTGTAGATTCTCCTCAGGGACCTCTGAGTACGTTGCATCGACTTCGGTTTCGCCGGATCTTAAAGCAAGTTCTCTTACCGCCGAATTAGGATAGAGCATGTGTCTAAAATAAAGTCCAGAACTTTTTCCTATTAAATTGTCCTGAAGATAACCCCCGTATATTAAAGAACCTAATAATAAATCGTTTGTGTATTGGGGGGGGTAAGGCGATGGGTCGTAAATAACGTCATTAACTTCAACAAATTGTGGAATGTTCATACGGTACCACTCACCGTATTCGTTTGGATTTGGCGACCCAAAATATCTCCAGGCAACATTATGAGTTATATCGCGACCTACAGCAACTTGAATGGTAAAACTTGAAGTTTTAAAGGTTTTAATTTTATTAACGGTTCTCATATTTAAAGTAAGACTCTCTTCACGTGGTACTTCGCGAGTAGTTAAATCTAATTCCATCGATTTAAGTTCAGACCCGCCCGCGGTAAAAGATGTTATAAGACTATTCACTGGTAAGTCTTTAATCGGATATTCAACTGATTGTGCCGTGTCAACAAATTTAAAGGCTGATATCTCTGAATCCATTTCAAAATTCAAATAGATGTCTCCTAGCATATCACTGTTTTCATCTGGCGTAAAAATCTTATACCTTTCCGAATTAACACTTTCTATTTTACCTGAGCATGTCATCTCAGATATATTACATCCGTGAATAATTTGTTTGGTTGTATCATTTTCTGTTAAGAAAACTGATTTTATTTCTTCATTTTCATTAATTTTATCCGTAACCGATAGGCCTTGTGTGCCACTTCCATTATAGGCAGCGTGAGCAGCATGAGCTCCTCTTCCCATGTTGTTAATTAATATAAGTAAAACATAATTATTTATATTATTTAACACATTATTTCATTAATTCATTAATTCATACAATCATACCCGTTTAGTACATCGCAAGCGAGGCGGCACCACCCTTGAATAGAGCAGTGGTCTCACCAATGCAAGTGATGTTAATGTATGGGCTACCCGCAGGCGGCGCCGAGGTGAATGTTAGTGTTAGGCGAATGCTGTCGAAACGATTGAGAGGAACCGACGAGCCCGAGTAAGCACTGCTTCCTAGAGGGAATACAAGAATACCGGTACCATCAAGAGACTCTTTCTGGGTCTCGTCGATGCTACGGTTAACGTATAGGCCCATCGAAGAAGCGGCCGCGTAATCTAACATCTGTGCAGGAAGAACACCTGAGAACGAAGACGAGTTCAACTTAAGCTCAGCACTCTTAACGTATACATCCTTACCAAGGTCGCCCGAAATGATAAGATGCGAACCATATAGAGAAAAGTGGTCGAGATCGATGGTCTTCTGTTGAACGCCTGCTATATCCGTAATCAAGGCATTCTGGGACAACTTAAGACGCTTTGGAAGGCCTAGGGGCATCGACTTCATCTGGTCGCGTTCCTCGTTGCACATAATAATGTGCTTAGCGTAAAGCCTGACTGTTCCCAAAGTAATTGGAGCCGGACCTAGAGCGATGGTGGGGGTTGTGTTTGCGGTCGCGCTCGTCGCGGAGGCGTTCGCTTTGAACGAAATCGATGAAACATAAGGAGAATTGGCTACGGGAAAAGGTGTGTAACCCCCGCTGATGAAAGCTCCGGGGTCAGGGGCTGGAATAGATATATCATCCTCAGATGTGAAGTAAATCTTAATCTTAATAGATTGATGGGGGGCGGCCGCAAGAGGGTAACCACTTTCCGAGACATTGGCAAATGTCTCTAACTGAGGAGCAAGGGTTTTAGTTAAAGCCGGGATAATGAACGTAACATCAATTTCATTGCCCGCGCCAGCGGCGCCATCTCCGGCGGCGGCCCACGCGGAGTCGGTGTTCCCCTCCCAAAGAGTACCCGAGTTAGAAGGCCGGCCTCTTCTCGATACAGTATCGTAAGCACCCTCAGACATTTCAGTGTTGTATACTACACGAACATCGTCTTTCTCTAGTGTTTGCCAAATCTGGGTACCAACCTGGTATTCAATGCGTTCTATTATGTTAGTTAATGCACCCAACTTGAATTGAATTTTTGGTACGAGCGTGCTCATTTTCACATCGGCGGCGGGTACGGCGGTGACGCCGGCGACAGCGGGTACGGCGGTGGGGTCCGCGGTGACGGCGGCGACGGCGGCTGTTTGGCCTATGACAAACGTGTTCGTGCCGTCTATAACCCCAGCATTATCAAAATTGTTTTTGACAGTTACTTTCATATTAAGATATAATTCTCCAAGGCAGTCGATGTCGTTGTTAATGGTGAAAATCTTGCTTCCTCC